GCTTTTTTTGCTTTTTTCATTTTATTAAAATTTAATTAAAGTTATTAAGTAATAAAAGGGAGTGTCTTTGAAGACACTCCCCTATTATTTATCTTCTTATGCGTTGAATAAGAAGAAGTTGTTTGCTCCAAGAGTACATACTGCTCTTTCAGATAGGAAGTTAACCTCCATAGCATCTAAGCTAGAAGTTCTTGCTCCACCTGCAGAACCTGTAATCCAAGTCTTGTAACGTCTGTCTTCAGTTTCTGAAGCTCTATATCTAACGTGCAAGAATGGTCTCTTAGCGTTCTTACCTAAGATTTGGTCATATACAGAAGTAGAACCTGCAGGAACTAAAAGTCCACTTACTTTTCCACTACCTGCTGCACTTGGTAAATCACCTCTCATAGTAGGGTCATTCAAGTATTTCCAATCAGACTTATAGAAGTCATAACCTCTTCTAAATCCTGTGAATCCTAAGTTAAGAGCCATCTCTTTTTCGTTATCGAAAAGACCGTAAGATACTCCACCTGCTGCATTAGATGACTGCTGAGATAACATATCGTCAATGTCGAAAGAGAAATCTCTATCTACAAATACAACATTTTCCTCAATAGCACCTTGCTTGTCAAGTCTTGAAATGATAGAATCCCACTCAGCTAAAGTAGTTGGGTTACCACCACCGTATACATTACCTCTTGTTCCAACAACGTAGAAGATACCTTCTGAACCTTTGTTACCACCGTCAGCAAAATCAGCTTGTGCAACAACACCACCTCCTGCTTCAGCAGGAACTGCTTCAATCATTGCAGTCTCTAGATAGTCATCAAATCTCAATCTTGTTTCGTGCTCAGACTTTAGATACCATAAGTATCCTGATGCTCCATTTTCAGTTGTAACTTCAATCCAACCGATTTGAGCCATATCTGAACCTGATACCTCATACTTATCTTTTAAGATAATTGGTGAGTTTTCAAAGATGAAATCATCAGCTTCAAGAGAGTTAGCCATTCCTATAGTTCCTTTTTTAAATTCAGAACCATAAATCCAAACAGAAAATTTCTTTCCTGCTCCTGCTACAGGGATACCTGCTGCAGGGTAGAAAGCAACTTTAAACTGCTTGTTAGCATAATCTACTACAGTAACAAGACCTTTTACAGAACCACCACCTGCATTATCAGAGATAAATACAGTTTGTCCTGTTCTAATAGCAATACCATTATCAGCACCAAACGCAGGGTTACCTGCATCGTTTACTGTAAAAGTTGCTTCGTCATCAGCAGCGTTTGCTCCTGTTGTTACATCTACATATTTAGTATGTAATCTACCTTGCTCTGCCCATTTAATAAGGTCAGAGTTAGAAGGCATTTCTGCTCCTACCATTCTTAGGAAGGAACTAATTGTTCTATTACCATATCTTTCAAATTCCTTTTCATAAGTATCAGGTAGATACTGATTCAAGAAATCGAAATTAGTAATATAGTTTGATTCCAACGGCACTCTTTGTGCACTTGGTTGTAAATCAAAACCGGGTACATTTTGTACAGGCATAATTTCTAATTTTTAAGTTTAACATTTATTTACGTTTCCTAATCTTTAATCCTCGACCTGAGTCAGGGTTTAAAGATTTAATTTGCATACCTGATTTAGTTTTCACTACTTCCGGAGCAGTTCGAGTAGTCATATTTATATTTTTTAACTTCTTCATTTGCTCGTCAGCAGCTTGACTTTTGCCTTGCTCATAAAAGAACTTAGCAAACTTTTCAGGATGCATTGCCATCGCTAGTGACTTATGGTAACCTTCTGCATCGTTCATAACACCATCTTCATCTAAAAACTTTTTTATAAAGTTTGTAGGGTCTAACTGTGTTTTCTTCAATTCATCAGCATCACCGGGTGAAAAATAAACTTTGTTATCATCTAACGTAAACTCAAAACCTTTGAACTCACTGAAAACATTATTCGTCTTTTCTGTGAACACCTCACCCTTACGGGCATTTTGTTCTTGAATTGTCTTCGCTTCTGCTATATATTGCTTATATGCTTTGTATTCTTCTGATTCATCCATCGGAGCAGCTTCCCTTCTCGACTCAAGAGGTACACTATATTGCTCTTTTTGTGTTTCAAAAAAATCCCTTGCTTTAGCAATAATTTTTTTCTTTGCTAATTTTGTTTTTCTTATGGTTTTTTCATCATCAATTTCTTCATCAAATGAATAATCTTCCATAAGGTCATCAATATCTTCTGCATCTAAACCTTTTTCAGTTACAGTCAGATATTCTTTTAGCAATTGGTCTGATTCCATTTCATCGTAATTTCTATTTAGTTTTACGAAGTCATCGAATCCACGACCTGTTTCTTTTTTATACTTAAGATACTTTGAAACATCTTCAGGTAGAGGTTCTTCCTCTCTCTGTTGATTTAATTCATCAAGAGATTTAATCTCTTTTCCGTATCTATTACCAATAAATTTAAGAACGTCTTCCTCTTTTAACTCTGAGGATTGAGTTTCAATTTTTTCTTCAACCTTTGGCTCTTCAGCTTTTGGTGTTTCTTCAACCTTTGGCTCTTCAGCTTTTGGTGTTTCTTCTTGTTGTTGCTCGTGTTTGTCAAGCAATTCTTGTTCCACTTGTTGTACAGACTTCTCTTCGCCTGATACATCTACGGCTTTTACTTTTATTTCCATATTATATTAAATTTAATTTTTACAAAGTTACACAAAATTTCTTTGTGATTTAGACGAGTTATCTTGGGTTAAACTCTGCTAAATCAAAGCCATCCAAACTGTCTTCATTAGATTCAAAATTTACCGGTGGTAAATTATTTTTTCTCTGTTGAATTAATTTAGATTGCTCAGTATTAGCTTGACTAATTCTTTTAGATTTTGCCTCTTCTCTTTTATCTTCTCTTGAAGATAATTGTTGAGCATCCATTGCTCTTAACTGTAAGTTTAACTCAAACTCTTGCTGCATCAATCTAGATTTTAAATCAGCTTCAGCTTTTAGCTTTTCAATTTCAAAAGCAATATCGGCTTGTCTATACTGCATCTTGGATTGAGTTTCCATTTGTAGTTTTTGCATAGCAGTTTGTTGAGCCATCTCTTGTTGTTTAAGAATCTGTTGACTTTGCATTGCTTGTTTTTGCATAGCCATTTTTTCTTCTCTTTCTTGCTTAGAAGTTCTTTTTAGTTTCAATAACTGATTAGCAAGTTTTAAGTTTTTTATTTCTCTTACATCAATAGCATCTTCAAGATTAATATCTCCTTTAGATAAAGCCATTTGAATGTTTTGTTCTAACATTTGTTTTTGTTCTTCATCAGGAGATAGTTCTATAAATATTCCAAAGTCATATATATATAAGTCATTTATGTCTCCTAAAATACTTACATTGTACTTTCCTATTTGATTTATAAATTCATCTTTAAAGTCTGCATATTGTAATATATCAGCTACTCTATAAGTAATAGCTTCAGATAATGATTTATATAAATACAAAGCACCATCTAAAATATGTCTTGTTGCTACATTAGAATTTAGTGCAGCTATTTTTTGTAACCCAACTAAAGAGTTAGGGTCAGGAGAACTTCCATCTCTAGCTTCATTCAATCCTGTTACTATCCTAATTTGATTTAGATAGTGATTATAGTTTTGAATAAGCATTTGAGTTTTACTAGCACCTGAAGAGGATTGTAGTTCTTTAATAGGAATTTTACCCTGATTATAATCACCCTCTTGAGTGTAACTCCTACCAATAACAGAACCTGTTTGAAAATATAATCTTAAAGCATCTTCAGGATTATATGCATTACCTGTACCTAAATCAACTTCATTTAATCCATCGGCATCTATAAATACACCATCAGGTACAACTCTAGATATTACTTGTTGTAATTTTAAATGAGTTATCTGACATAAGTCAGCAAAAGGAATCATCCTTCTTACTAAAGATTCGATAGCACCTTTATACATTCTTGGTGCAACTGCAAAGTAATTTGGTATAGCGTGTTGTGTGGCAGACTGTGGTCTTACCATATTTTCCATTAACTTCCATTGAAGCATAATGTTTGTTCCCATAACCATCACACCCTCATACCATACATCAATTGTTTTTTGTACTTTTTCAAAGTTTCCTTCCTCCTGCATTTCAGGTGGTGGATTGAAACTATCATCTTTTTCAATCATACTTACATTACCATTCTCTTTTACTTTTCTTTTATAAGTTACTTTTTTAGTAGTCTTATAATTAAAGTACATAACGGTTGCAGTATCTTTATAAAAGATATCATTCTCATAAAATTGAGCAGTGTTATAGTAATCATACCAACTTTGAGAATACTGTGATATTTCTTCCATATCCTCGTTGGTTAAAGTAGGGTCAATCTTTTTTAGTTCTATAATAGGTAAAGTTTTTATTTCACCCCAATAGAAACAATCTTTAAAATGTGGGTCATCTGTATAGCTATAGATAATATTTGCAGGGTCAACATAGGATAGTTTAACTCCCGTTCCTTCTAAAAATTCGTGTTTAACACATCCAATTCCTACACAAGTAATATCATAATCAATTTGCTTTCTGATATCATTATATTTATTAGATGCAAAAATTGTACTTATAGCTTCCTCTTCTGCAATTTCTATTGCAGGTTTGTAGTTAAGTTGCATATACAACTTTAGTTCTTCATCACTTTCAGGAAGTTCGTCAGGGTTTACAGTAAAAGGGTTTGCTCCTGTTTTTTGTTGTATAGTTTCAAGCATAGGTTTAGCAACCATTTGCCCTTCAATCATTTGTTGATACTTACTTCTTTTGGATTGAGATAATGCATCTTGTGCATAAGCGTTGGCTACAAATTCTCTACTTTGCATACCATTGACTACGATGTCTACAAATTTAGGAAGTATAGGAACAGGTGTCCAATCTAAATTAAGATAGGACAAATCTCCATCAATTGCTAATTCGTTTTTATATTTACCTATTGGTTGCTCACCTCTCGCATATAATCTAAGTCTGTGAAAATCTCTAAACTGATTATAGTATCTGCAACTATTTCCATCTTTTTTGAACCATTCATATTGTATTGCTTGACCAATTTGCAACCCAAATTCGTCAGTGGCTTTTTTACTATCTGATACAAATTGACTAGGAAACCCTGCAGATGATATATTAATTTCTATTTTTTTCATCTAATAATTTCGCTATATTTACCCTTGTTACTATACCTTGCAAAGTTAACCTTTATTTTTGAAAGTTTTTTCTCAGGTAAATATAGGTGTTTTTGCGTAGCCATAATTGCTAAACCTGAACTAATAGAAGCATCATACTTGGTTCTGTTTGTAATATCAAACTTTGCCCAATCTTCTAAAGTTCGTGTAAAAACCATATCACCCATCTCTAATTCTTCCTTTAATCCAATATGACTTTCTATATAAGATTCTATTGCTGAAGCGTGTGCTTGTTTTACTGCTTCACTAGAATTAGGTATACCTCCTAATTCCTTTTCTGTTTTAGATAACTTGGTATAATGTTTATCGGGTCTATTTAAACAATAATTTCTATACCCTCTATTTTTAAAATGATATAATAATCTAGGTTTATTATTTTCTATTAGTATTGGCATACCATAAAAAACACAAGCCATCAAAACATCTTCAAAAAATATTTCAGCAGTTTGAGGTCTAGCTATATATTCTAAAAAA